GTAAAGTATTGGAATTATATTGACCTTGAGTAATACTTGTATTTGATAAGAAATTACCTTGATCCCACCATGAATTTGGTAACCCATTATCTAAAGGTTGGTTAAATCCCCACCCTTGTTTCATACCTTTAGTCCATCCAAAATAACCTTTCCATATCGTAGTAAAAAATAATTCAGATATAGGTCTATTTTGATTATCACGTAACGGTCTAATATCAATATCACAATTAAACGATAAAGTATATGATTGATTACCTTCTTTAATTGAGGTTCTATTCACATTATTAGGACTTAAAACATCTTTTTCAAATTTTGATTTTGACTCAAATATGTTTTGTTCAAATCCCGACTTTATTAATATAGCACAATCAGAATTTGTTAATATTTTATGTACCCTCACATAATATTCTGATCTGGTCTCCCCACTATTACTTTTATTTATTATTCTTCTAAATGTACTTGTGATTCCGTTTTGAAACGTGGTACCTGTAAATCCAACATTATAAATTTTAAAGATATATGCCTCACTACCGAACCCTGAATCGCCAAGTCCATTAACTTGGAAAATGTTCTCCCCATTGTAATCAAATGGAAATTCAACAAACTCTCCCGTTAATAACCCATGTTTCACAGGACATTTAAAATTAATATAATTACCATTATCATCACTACCTGATGTTATTGTAAATGGTATACCATCTGATGCCGACCAAAACCAAGATACATTAGTCTCACTATCAATCGCAAATAATGGTTTAGTATAATCGTTACTATAACCATAACTCATATAATGTGTCCAATTATATGTGGAAGCACTTTTATTAATAAATGTTATATGGTTATTTGGTGGTTTTGTATAACCTACCACATCATTATCAACTCTAATAAAATCAAATTCACAATATTGAGGATAACCATCCCAAGATGTATTCGGGTTTGTTGCGTAAGAAATTGCATTACTTAACGCATTTGTGTAATATAAATTATTTCTATATGGTACATAGTTTGTTGACCCCGTATATTCATTTTTAAATATGAATGTGTATTTAGTGACAGGTCTGAAAATTGTAGATAATTGTCTTTCATCGTCAAAAACTTTTTGTAAACTTAAATCAACATTTCTGTCAAATTCAACAATTTCTTTTTCCGTTTGTTCCAATGGGACGTTGATAAAAAGATTAGTATCACTTGATCCCTTATACCTTAAACTTCCTAATACAATATTTGTTGAGTTATCTATCATCTTATCCCTCGTTATTTACATATAATTTAACAAATTTATCAATTGCGGTTTTACCATTATTTAATCCAAAATAAAAATGGAATGGTGCCCCAACTATAACTTGTGACGATACTTGTGGTGTTGGTAATGGTTGTCCACTAACATCAAAATTAGTTATCATACCCAATTTAGTTGTTGAAGATTGGAAATATGGATCAACATTGAAATCTAAATTTTGATACCCTTTATGGAAAAATTGAGGACCACCCGTATACCAATTATTATTTTCAGAACCAAATATATTTGGTGATGAATCTATTATCCATTGATAATGTGGTACATCTTGAGTTTTTGGATACCCATAATAATCTTGTATTAATGGTGATTGACTATATGTTTCAACACCAGGAGTAAACCTTCTTCTATATTTATACTCCTCGGTTGGAGTTTCAAATAAAATTCCAAAAACAGGTCTTGCAGGAGACTGATTGTCATTTCCAAAATAAATTGAATCTGGGTTAGGGTAATTTTCAAATATAAACGGATTCATTTTCCATTCAGAATTTATTGATAGAGCTTGAGCAAAATCACCATCAATTCTATCTCCTTTTCTACCACTATTAAAGAATTGGATTATACCTTTTCCTTCCGTATTACCCCCACCACTTGATATAGGTAATATAGCCTGTCTAAACGTATCATTTAGTAATCTTGATAAAAATCCAACCTGTATTAAATCAGACGTATCTTGATATGAGGTTGATTTGACTTGATCAACCAAATAACCATTAAAATTTGAGTTATTACATATTTCAGTAATGAATTGATCTCTTGGTCCTAAATCCGCAATTGTTGTTGGGAATTGAATTTGTTTTTCATTATAACCTAACCCTGGATATCCATTAACTATTGATGATGGCCAATTTGGATTAATCAAAGGTTTATTTTTACCAATAAATTGTTGTGAACTTTCTTTCCATGGTGACGATCTATAATAAAACCCATTATTTAATTCATTAAAAATGATTACATCATCACAATAATTATAAGTAGGAGTATTAGGATCTTGTATTGTATATGTTGATGTTTTATTGAACGCATACATATATAAAACTCCGTTTATCCAATTGTTTTGGAAGACCTGAGCAAACACTCCACGACAAGCAGCAAAGGTAATTGTAAACCTTGTTTTCCACTCTAAGAATAGTTTTACGTCTTCATCATATTCTGTAAGGTACTTTTTATTTAATAAACAATAACATCCTTTTTTAACTCTATTTTCAGGTACAATACACTGATCAGGAGGTATAACAGTAACGTCATTACCCGAACCTTGATAACATTGTAACGAAACCATATCATCACAAGTTAACGTAGATGTAATTGATCCAATATTATCAGGTAAATCAAGTTGGTTACCTGAAGCCAAATCAGACTCTAAATTTGTTCCAGATGTTGAGGCAGTTCCATCAGTACTATAAAATGTAAAATTATTATTTTGATGTAACGCATAACCCGTTTTTGATCCTGCACCATCTTCAGTTTTTGTAGATGTTGGTAAACGGTCACTTCTCATAACCATCTTAGTTTTATCATTAAAATTAACACCAGGTAATCCATATCTATAATAAACAGGTGAATATAATGCATTCAATTGATTTGATGGCACATTACCTATTTCCCCTTTACCCTGACCTCCAAAAAAAGGTGCCGTATTAACACTATTACTAGAAGAAGGATACAAAGCATTACTTTGTGACCCTAAGAATGTTCCACCACCAATATAGTCGGAGGTTGATTTTGGTAACGTATAATTATTAACAGATAATATTGTTCTTGGAGTACTAGTTAATGAAGAAGATCCAATAAATTGCCATCCACTAACTGGTTGGTAATCGGCAACACTAAGGTCGTCAGTTGAGAGATAGTAATATGGGTAGTCTGAAGTAAATGCGGTATAATTAGGATTAGCACCATCCGCAGGTCCTATATTAAAATTATATGAAGGGAAATACAGATTAGTTGCCGTATTTGTTGCGGTATTATGACTAGCAGGTTTTAATCCTGTCGGTTGTATTGGGACATTTAAATAATAATCACCTTCAGAGGTTATAACAGTCCCAAATGGTTCTCCAAATATTCTTGATAAATCATATTTAATTTTTTGTGGTGCGGTATTTACGTCAACACCCCTATTTAGTATAATAATTTCAAAATTTTCATAATTTGTCATTTGAGTAAAGGCTTCACCAGCATCATATAACGTGTAACCATTATCACAAGGATATAAAAATTGAATTCTATGTTTTAAAAAGGAACTTGATGGTAATGTATTTGATGTAGTTCCAGTTAAAAGACTAAAATCCGATACCGTCATACCGGTAATCATCTGAAAATATTCCACATCGGTGGGATATTGTAAATACCCAACCTCATCACCAACAATTGATGATGGTATATTTGATATCACAGGTTGATTAATAATGAAACCTAAACTTAAAAGTGTTGTAGTATTAATATTTGACGGATCGGCCCAACTAACATTTATTGAGGTTGTTCCCGTTGTTGTTGTACCTGTAATTGCATTATTACCAAATTCGTTTAATGTTCCTCCCGTTATGTTAACATAACCATTAGATTTTAATGGGTCATTAAAACTAATTGGTTTACCAACTTGCATTTGATCTTTTGTTCCAGGGTTTGCTAAAAGAACCACAATTTGATCCTCAAAAAAAGTATTTCCATTTAAAGATGGATTAATATATGTTCTAACTCTATTTGTTGCGTTTAACCCAAAATATTTATCTCTTGTATTAAATTCGTTTAATTTTTGTGGAAATGTTTCTTTAGTTGGGAAAGCAAAACCTCTTAGGTTAAGACCTATAAGATTCCAAGCGGAAAATATAAATGGTTGAGGAGCATGGTATAAAGCAAATTCATTACCAAAAATAGTAGTTTCATTCACTACCCCCGTTGAGCTTAATATATCATAACCTGAGAACATTCTTTGATAGTCAACGATTCCTCTTCCCGCAACTTCAGAAGTTATATCTTGGTTCATTGCTGCGGTAATTAACGATGGTACTCCACAATCCTGACATGAATCTGTAGCACCATCAAGACAAGGACCATTCCAAAATGGTCCTCTATTATTTTGCATTTGATCCTCAATTGGTTTATTTTGACTATTAGGGTGAATAACATTATATGATGCGGGGGTATTAACAGGCGCTAAAAATCCGTTTGCCTGACCAAATTGAACGTCGACTGTGTCTGATTGTTGTTCGTCGATTGAATCACTAACTGAGTTTTCATCAATGTCATCTTCCAAAGTTGCAGGTCCACAATCACAATCACAACTTGTACACTCAGGATAAGATATCATTGGCAATCCTATCCTTGGGAAATTCTTAATTTTAAGTAAGAATTTGACTGTAAATACAATGAACGCGATTGATAATGCTAATCTAAATATGAACGATAGTGCTTGTGCCGCTATTCTTAAAATCAAACCAAAATTAATTACAGGACCACCTAATGGTGCAAATGCAAATACCTCAATTAAGGAGTTAATCCAATCGATCATATCCCTTATTGCGTCATACGCGAAATATATCCCTAAAACGATTAATAAGTACTTTAAAACAGGCCATGCCCACGCTATGAAGTGAGCAACAAATAGTAATACTAATAAAGGAAACGTTAAAACGTTAATTAGTATGTTAAATATAAAAAATATGATATCAAAATTTCTAATAATATCATTAGATGGAAACGTATTTACCGTTGACTTACAAGTTCTGTTATCAATTTCTTTAATGCCCAAATGTCTTGCCCTTGACACACCATTTTTGTATCTATCAAGGAACATTGCCGTCGTATAAACTTTATTGTAGTTCATTTCATAGAACGTATCTTCACAATTGATTGCAGATAGAGGATCTACATAATCATCCCAATCTAAACTAAAACTATATGATCTTAATAAGTCAAAATAATTCTGAGGATAAAAAGTAAAATTAACTTCTTGTTGTTGAGTGTTGTCTATTGGTTCTGAAACCGCTAAAACAATATCACCAGCATTTACAGGTATCACACTTATATCACCATAATATGGTTGTGGACCACTACCATCATCAATATAAATTGTAAAGTTTTTACTATTAACAGAGTCCTCAAATAAAAGACCCCCATTTGACGCTGCCGTTGTTGATCCAGTGTATTGTGGTGGATTAACGGGAAATGTTGATAGCATTATAATAGAAAACGGTGTAGTTGAGTTTGGATCAAAAGGATCCGTTGAACTTGATACCCATCCGTGTTCTTTAATATTAGGTACTAAGAAATTTGCTCTTTGAAACTCATTCTGTAACCCACCTTCATTATTCCATTTGAATTTAAAACGATATCTACCTTTTGTTGGTATTCCTTTTGTTGGGTCATTTGATATAACTTGTTCACCAAATTCATTAGTAATTATGTAATCCAAATTCATTGGTACATTCGCCAAAAATGAACCATCCCCATCTATAATCTTTCCATCTTGTTCAAACTTATGTTCTTCAAGAACAGGGAAATTATTTTTATCAGGATAAATTGTTTGTCTAATAGATAATATTTGGCCAGGTCCCGCAATTAACTCACATAAATTACCTGTATTATTTTTTGGCTTACAACTTGTTTTAAGTGCATCCTCATTTGTTGTGGATATTATAGACCCCATCAATATAGCGTTAGGTCTAATAGTTACATTCGCCTCATTAGTTAAGTCAAAATCAACTCTCGTTATACCTATTTGACAAATGTCTTCTTGACCCCAAAGTGGTGATATATCAACATTCTTATTTAATGTTTTAATCTGTGGTAATTCACTTAGATTTGTTGATTTTTTAAATGTTGACCCATTAACTTGAGTTTCTGTTGCTTGTCCCGCATTAATCAAATCTTGTGGTGTTAAAGAAAAACACCCAATGTCAGATAAATCAACATCCATAAAAACATTTTGAGTTCCAATTGGAACACCAAAAATCATGTAATCTCCACTATCATTGGTTTTAACCGTGTACTTATAATACTTGTCGTAAACCTCAATATATGTCTGATCTATTAAAACTTCTTCTCTATTTGGGAAAGTACCTGTTGCTGAATGAACACTATATGACGGGTCATGTGGTAAAAGGTTATATCTATAACCCGCCTCATTATTATCAGATAATGTTTTATAAGGGTATAACTCAGAAATAGTAGGGTTTAATTCATCCTCAGGTGTTAGAGGTATAAATATTGAAACTTTTGCATTAGGTAGACCAAATCCACCATTAACCACAACTCTACCAACCACAACACCATAGTCAGAACACACCTTTGTATAAAGGTCTGATTGATTAATTTTTAAAGATAGTATTTCTAAGAAATCAAAATCTTGATCTAACTTTACGTTGATATATTTGTCAACACCTACTTGTGTCCTTATTCTATATGATTTTGGCATTAAAGTCTTTTTTTGATAAATAGTTTAGTTCCTATTTTCAAAAAGTAGTTCTAATTAAAAAAAAATAAATTATCAGGAGAAATTAACCGTACTTAAATTGATAACCCTTACATTAATGTCTTTGTTTGGGTATCTAATTTGATAAATTTGAGTAGGTTCAGCAAAAATTGTATCGGCAATTAATTGGATTTGTTTAGTTGCCGGATCTGAATATTTTTGAGATGTTTGATTTGAAGAATACTGACCTCCAACCTTATTAAAGAATTCCATATCAGAAATACTTACAACCCCATTTTCAGCTTGGATTAGTCTTCTTAATTCAGATACCACAACATTTTGACCTAATTGTCTTGTTGTAGGACTAAAGTATGTCGTTATAATATCAATTATTTTAGATACAATCGCGCCTTGGTTTTGACTAGCATCCAACACAACATCAACGTTAACTGCCAAGTCAATTGGGTTTGCACTTTCAATTGAAATATAATCATTAATCATTCTATAGTTAGAAAGGTAATTTGCGACATTAGTTTTTAATGTATTAGAAACAGTGTCGGTTAAATTACCACTTGTATCGTAAGATAACATTTTTATCTTAATCATATTATTCTCTTCCGTAATCGCAACTTTTGCAGGTGCCCCGAACTGAGATGGCATTGTTCTAATGATAGATTCGTAGTCATTTATAGTTACCGCTCTGTTTTGTGCCGAGAAGTTATATGAAACTAAGTTTCTAACCTCTTCAAGTGTCGGTGCGTTTGCCCCTCCAATTGCCGCAGTAACATTATTACATTTTAACGTATTGATTACAGATCTGTTAATACTTTCTGAAGGACCATTAACAAAGAATGAAACCGTTCCAATTTGATTGATAACATTAATACCTAAGTTAGTTGCTTGACCACCACCAACTCTATATTGAATGAACAATGTTGAGTTTGATTTTAATGCCGCCCCTAATGCTAAGTTATTTGAGTATTTGTTTAAATCAAATCCTTTTCCTGTTCTTGCAAAATCCCTAAGTTGTTCTTCCGCAGAAACATTACCACCACCAAATGTCATTTTCAAATAACCTTCAGGTGTGTATTCAGATGTGAATTTAGTATTGGTTAAAATATATTTACCAACCTTTGTACCAGGTTGGTCAGAAACTTTAGTTGGATCCTCAATGAATACTCTATCTTCGGCAAGTGCCTTAACTTCATACCATCTATTTTCTAAACCTAAAAATTCTTGTGGGTTTGGTATTGTATTATATTGTGTACCATCTTTTAAAATAACACTTGTTATACCTAAAACATTCTTTTCAGGTAAAAATAATTCAAAGAATGGTTTAACATCATTTGGAGTAATAACTCTTTTGAATACTTTTGTAAATCCATTAACAACAACTTCCCTTTTTGTAATAGTATAGTTTAATAATTTACCATTAGCATCAAAGTTAGGAGTTTTTAATCTATTTAAAGTTCCCTCCGCATTAATTGCAGATGCAAAATCAATGTCGTAAACCGTTTCAAATGGTTGTCCTGCACCATTTACTTGAGATCCTCTTCTTAGGATTCCACAATATCTTAAATCTTCTCTATCACCAAATGCAGGTACCGTTATTGAAAAATCAACTAATGCCACTGAAGGTCTTTGACCCGGTATTTTTAACCCGTAAGTCTTAGCGATATTATATACTGAAGATTTTTGTTGAGCGTATTGTAATACCGTTTCTTGGATACTTCTGTCAATATTGAATTGTAGGTTATCTGTAACGGCAGCATTTAGATCTAACATTACTGAGAAAACCCCAGCGTCGTTAAAGTTTTGTACCAAATCAGGATAATAAGTTCGTGTAAAGTTTATTAACTCAGTTCTTATTCCCTGAAAATCTCTGGTTGTGTAGGATATTTTTTTCTCAGCCATATACTATTAAATATTGATAATTACAAAATCACTACTTTCAAAGGCTTGATTTGTTACCTTATAATCTATTTTAATTTTTGCGGTATGTTCTTTTTCACTTATACCTTGTACTTTAAATTCTCTTTCCCCATCAGGATTAATAAAAGTACCCTTATCTTCTTCACCTAAAGAAGCGTCGGTAATTGATATATTAGTTATTTGTACCCCCGGCATATATTTCTCAACTGAGTCTCTAATTTCACCCTCAATTTCACTAAATGTAGGACCATCAAGAGGTTCAAAAATATACTCATACAATCTTGTTCCAAAATCAGGAAGATAATATCTATACCCTTTTCTAGTTAACAATAAATGAATTAAATTACTTCTAACTTCTTCATCAGTACTATCAGAAACATCTAAATATTTACCAATGTAAGATTCTCTAAAAGGAAAATTTATCCCATATGTTATTCCATTTGCCATATCTAATAAATATAGTATCTATGTGTTTTGAATAAATACATATAAAATAAAAAATCACGACCTAAGCCGTGATTTCCCATCATGATACACGATTCATCCTAAGATGAACATCCGAAACATTCAAACTCTGAACTATCAGGTTTTGAAGGTAAATTCATATTAGAAAAATCTACTTTTGGAGTTTCAACTTTTTTAACAGGTTCTTTTTTTGTCATGTCCAACGCCAAGTGTTTTGCCCCTGTTGAAATCGCTTTAGTTCTTACATAATAACAAAGTGTTTTCAATCCTTTCTCCCAAGAGTGGAAGTGTGACGAGGTAATTTTAGATAATGATGGATTTGACATATAAATGTTCATTGATTGTGATTGGTCAATAAACGGTGCTCTGTCTGCCGCCATGTTGATGAGTTCTTTTTGTGATATCTCCCAAATTGTTTTGTATTTAGGAATCAAATGCTCAATTCTTTTAACTTTCTTATTATAATGTTTGTCTTCAGGATCTAAGTAATTATTAAAATTAATATTTTGGATTGATCCGTCATTCATAATAATTTCATTTTTTAAATCTTCAGACCAAATTCCAATCTTTTCAAAATCACTAATCAAATACTTGTTAACAATCATAATTTCTCCACCTACAACACGTCTGTTAAAGATTGCTGAGTGAGCAGGTTCAGTCATTTCATATGAACCTGTAATCTTTGCAGAAGACGCTACAGGCATTTGAGCCGTGAATAAAGAGTTACAAACTCCATACTTACTAACATTTTCTTTTAGTGTTCTCCAATCCCATCTTCCCGATAAATCATCTTCTTTCAATCCCCACATATCAAACTGGAATATTCCTTGTGACATTGGTGACCCTTTAAAGTAAGCATATGGTTCATACTTACCACCCTCACACAATTTATTACTTTCGGTGATCGCCGCGAAGTAAATTGTTTCAAAGATTTCTTTGTTTAAGTTACAAGCTTCTTCCGACGTGAAAATATAATCCATCAAATAGAATACGTCAGCTAGTCCTTGTGTTCCAATTGCAATTGCTCTTTGATATAATCCACCCTTACGTCCTTTTTCAGTAGAGTAATTATTGATGTTTACAACTTTATTTAAAGTTCTAACAACTTTTCTTACTTCGTTATACAACAACTCAAAATCAAACTTACCTCCATTGATGAAGTTTTTAAGAACAATTGATGATAACGTACATATAGCAGTAGTTTCTTCATCTGTGTACTGATAAATCTCATTACAAAGGTTAGATTGTTTAATTACACCAATGTTTTGGTGATTTGTTTTTTTGTTTGCACTATCCTTAGAACATAAATAAGGAATCCCCGTTTCAATTTGTGATTCAATAATTTTTGACCAAATGTCTTGAGCTTTAACTTTTTTACCCAAACCTAAAGAAACCGCCTTATTGTAATTCTCCTCATACTCATCACCAAAAGATTCCTGTAATGGTTTAATACCTGCAGTGATAATATCATTAGGACAGAACAAATACCATTCAGTATTGTTTTTTACCGCTCTCATGAAATTATCAGGAATCCAAAGTGCGGTGAATAAATCACGTGCTCGTAATTCCTCAGCTCCTGTATTCTTTTTAATGTCCAATAAATCAAATATATCTTTATGCCAAGGTTCAAGATAAATTGC